ATGATCAAGTAAATATTAAAAAAGGGGAAATATTGAAGGCAACCATATCAAAAGGTAATTTGGTCGATTTAGTAGATTGTTACATAAAAATAGATGATGAAACCATCAAGATGTACATATTACCTGATATCAGTGATTCGAAAGGTGCTACTTTTGCTGATATGAATGGTATCGGAAGATCAATGCCAATTAAGGTATTTTCTCATGGCGAATCAAGACAAATTGGATGGACTGTGCATTTTTATGGTGAAACACAAGATAGAATAATGAAAAACTTAGAACATCTAAGACTTTTAGAAAGCTTAACATATCCAGACGCTGGCACAGATCTTCCTGTTATTCCTCCTAAGATTGCTAATATAAAATGTGGAAGAATGCTTGCAGATGAAGAGCTTTGTGTGATTTTAAAAAATTATAGCGTTAAATTTCCAACAGATGTAGTATGGTATAGTGCAAGTGAAAATGATTATATACCAATAAAATTTGATGTTGATCTTCAGTTTGAAGTAGTTTATTCAAATTCAAGCTTGCCTGGTGCTTCAAAAATAATTAGTTCAGGAGGTTAATTTGGCTAATATTATTTCATATCCTTCAATGAAGCCTTCTAGGTTTGTAAATTACTTAAGCAGATATGGTTTATCAAAAGTACTTTATTATGGCGATAACAAAAAAGTAACTTTTACAACATATAAAAGAAAACCAATAGCACCATCTAGTTATGACAAATTTATAAAACTAAATTCAAGTAATGAATACAGACCAGATTCGGTTTCTCAACAAGCATATGGTTTTCCAGATTATTGGTGGAAAATTATGCAATTCAATGGAATCAAGGACATTAAAGACTTTAAGGCAGGTGTGACTATACGAATACCTGTATTGGATTAAAACATGGCATGTGGAAGTTTCAGTAATTTGACTTGTGGTGCAATTGAAAGTTGCGATATAGGATATCCTCAAAAGCCATATGACTATGCTGTATACACTCCTTTTGTTGAGTTAAAACTTCGTGGAGAATATTTTACAGTTGGTAATAAAGGAGCAAACAATCAGTCAATTATTGAAAGTTTTGAAATGACATGCATGGGTGGAAAAGATGGTGGGTTTAGTGGCAGTATAGTAATTCTTACTTGTGATTTTAAAGATGTACTAAAATTGTTAGGTGCTGTTCCTAAATCATTATGTTTCTATGATGATAGTTATCTTGGAACAATTGATGGCTATATGAAAATTGGATGGATATTTAATTCTTGTAATGGTGCTGGTCCTGTAAGAATAGATAATGGAACAATTAATCAAAAAATTGTAATGGAAACTGATGAAGACGAAGAAGAATTATCTCCTTATATTTATGGATTGTTTACGAATGTTACTTACGCCTACGAGGAAGGATACTACAAAGTATCATTAGAGTTTAAAGCTGTTGACACTGCGATGGAACTAGATAGAAATGAAGTCATAGAAGGGTCAGATGATCAAAAACAAGAATGTTGGCCTTCTATACAAAGTATGATGCAACGAAGATGTGATGATAGTTTAGCAAATCTTGATGTTATGAAATTAAGATTAAGTCCTGATGGCAAAACTTTATCTGAGTGGGATTTTAAGAAATCTGATGGTGGTAAAAAAGGCCCAAAAGGTGTATGGACTGCAAGTCAATTAAACAATCTGGATGGAGCTAGGGGAGTTACATTATCTTTCACTACAGATAAAAATAAAGGAATGCATTTTTCTTTTCCAAATCAAACAAAAAGACCATCTTTTATAGTTTTAGAAGACACAAGTCCTAATATATGTGAAAGTGAAAAAAGAAGATGTCCTACAAGAACATATGTTGTTAATGCAGGTGATTGCACTAATGTTTTAAAATTTGTACCTACTTTTAGTGCTGTTTCATTAAATCAAGTTGATAGTGAAGAAAATGATTATGATGCTAAATTACAAGCTGGTAGAGGTGGTGGTGGACCAGGACCATTGTCACAAGCACCTGAAAGAATAAACACATGTGAAATTTTCTTAGAATCAACTACTGGTGTTTTAGAAAATACAATAACTAATTCAAGTAATGGAAGACAAGTAAGTTTGCCAGCCAATAGTCAAGATTTAAGTTTTAGACCAGCAAGTCAAGTTGGAAGTAAATTATCATCTGGTGTTTCCACTAATATATCTTCATCAGATCCAATAGATATGATAGGAGATATAAGTGCTACTTTAGAAATTATTGGAGATCCTTTTTATTCTACTACTTTTAACATTCTTCAGAATGAAATAATACAAATTATTGTTATAACACCTTTTTGTGTAAAGAAAAATGGACATTGTGAATTTTTAAATGATTCAAAATGCGATGATAAACTTTCAGGATTTTATAAAATACTATCAGCAAAACATTCTATTCAAAAAGGAAATTATACAACTACTTTAAACCTGACAAAGTTAAAGCTTGATGACATTGATTTTGAATAACAACTTAAAAGGTATTGAAAAATGAGAGATACAGTAGAAAATCACGACAAAAGAATTGAAGCATTAGAAGAAAACTTATCTAAATCAAATGACAGTCTTACTACAGGAGTTAAAGCAAGTGTTACAAGAATTTTTAATGCAGTACAACAAGATACTACACTAAATGGTTTGTATTCAGCTTTAGTCATAGACACATTTGATATATGGAAGCAAAATAGAGTTAGATACTTTACTCCAATTTTGCACAATCCTAAAAAAGTAAACATAAAAGCTTTGCCTTGGGCTTATCCAATTAGTACTCTTGGTGGATTTGATGATTCAGGAGTAAATTGGGTTCCTCCAGCTGGTTCAACAGTATGTTTGATTTTTGAACATGGAAATAGAAAATCTGCCTATTATCTTGGCACAACATGGACAAGAGACAGAGGGCCAAATGGAGATCAATTTGGCATACCAGTACCAGAATGGGATCTTTTGTATGCTGGAAATAGAAGTAATTATTATGTTGGCCCAAATGATGGATCACAAGTTTTTCCACCTTGGAATACAGAAAGTTATAATGGATATGATATCAACAGTACAACAGATATAGATTTAAATGTTAATGCTGCAAGAAGAATGACATTTCCAAATATTTATGGATTCAAAACACCAGAAAAACACATGTTAAAAATGGTTGATGGTGATGCTAAATGTAATCGCAAATGGAAAAGAATGGAATTAATGTCAGGCTGTGGTGCATGGATGTGCTTTAAAGATGATCATTTGCATTATGGTGGGCAATGGGCATTTAAGAATTGTTCAAGAGGCGGAAGCACAAATTGTATTGCAAACGCAACAGATCCAAATCCTTCTGAAGATGTTACTAAGCAAACTTTTAATGTTTCTTTAGACGAATTACAAAGAGCAACAAGTGCAAGGCAAACTTTTAGTTATTTTGATGAAGGCTATTATAATTCACCTCAAAAAGAAGATCAAGGAGTACCTTGTGATGGCAGTAAAACTTCATCAACCGTAATAGGTGGACATCCAGATACGCCAAGTGGAACAACATATGCTGATCAACAAACTGGATCTAATCCTTATTTTAAAGCAAAAAATGAATGTAGACCTTATAGAGGTCCAGGTACTCCACAAAATAACAAATGTGATCTTCCACAATCAGGAATTCAATTCCTTTCTATTTCTGGTCATTCATTTGTTATGGATGATAGTGTTGAAGAACCAAGGGGAACACCTGATTGGGAAAGAAGCTTGAAAAGCTTTGACTTTGGTTGTAATGATAAATACTTAGGAAGAAGTTATTGGAAGAGTTGTACTGGCCATAGCATTTCACTAATTGATTTTGAACAACCAGCCAGAGTAAGAAATAATTTAAATGGAATCAATCTAACATCTGCTTTAGGAAATAAGATATTTCTTTGTGATCATACAGATAGTACATGTCCAGGTCTTGGTGGTTCTGAAAGAGGAATACATATAAAATCTACTTCTCAGCATATCTTAAGAATGAGTGATGCATCTGTAGATCAGAAAGAATCTTGTAGAAAAGATGGTAATCTACCAATTAACAATGCAAAAGAAGCATATGTTCAATTAAGAAGTGGTTATGGACTAGAAATATTCATGGGAGATTATTTCAGTCAAACTAAAACAGATCAACAATTTATAAGAATTCAAGCACCTCAAAAAGATAATACAAAAAGAGGTCCACATTTTGAAGTTTTTCAAGAAGCACCTTCTGGTCCTGGCTATGTTTTTCTTCGTGCTGGTGGAAACTATATTCAAAATAGTTATGATGAAACCATTGAAGTTGTAGGTGAACCAACTGAAAACCCATCAGATAAAATTAGTTTAGTCACAAAAGATAGATTTTGCAGTACTGCAAACATGGATATAAGATCAAATAAATATTTTATAAACATGTCTGAAAAATATGCTTTTATATTAGCTGGTTTAGGTGGTTGTAAGGATAAAGATGGCAATGATACTTTTTGCGTTGCACCTGTAATTGTGTACATGGGTGGTAAGTTAAAAATTAGTGATCGTGTTTTTGCTACATGTACTGAAAATGCACCTACTGTTAGTATAACCATGCTTAGTCCTCTTTCAAGTATGTTTGGAAATTCTAAATCAAACACCCAACAAACACAGGAAAATCAAGAAACTGTAAATGCTCAAAACCAAGCTTCAAATGCAGCAGCAGCAAGAGCACAAAATATTGTATTATAATTTAAATTTTTAAACACTATAATAAAACATAACAATATTAAAGCCAAATAATCTAATAATTTATTGGCTTGTTTTTCTAAATAACATATATGACTTTTATACTAAAAGGTGCTCCATACCCTATAACTAAAAACCCATTAGGGTATTTGTTTTCACAAGAAGGTATAGCAACTCTAAAATCTGATTTGATTCAACTTTTAATGACAAACCCAGGTGAAAGGGTTATGTTGCCAACATATGGCACAGGATTGAGAAAATTACTATTTAAGCCTAATGATGCTGGCGTTAAGATAGAAGCAGAAAATTTGATTAAAAAAGCCATAACAACATGGGAGCCTAGAATAGTAGTATCTCAAATTGAAATAACTAATGGCTACTCAAGTGGTGGACCTGCTAATGCATCAGAATTAAATGAAAATGATCATGTTTTAAAAATATTAATTAAATTTTTTGATCCAGATGATATAAGTTATGTTGAATCGTTGGCACTAGAGTTGCCAACAGGAGGATAAAATGCAAGAAAAATGTGAAATTATAAATCCGTATGATATAGGCGATATTCCAACACAGACAAAAATTGTTAATTTAAATTACACCAATCAAGACTTTTATTCAATGAAAGCAAGATTGGTAAATTACATTAAAGAAAAATTTGGCACTGATTTTAATGATTTTGTCGAATCAAGCCTTGCCATAATGTTAATTGAAAATTTTGCATTTCTTGCTGATACTCTTTCTTTTAAAATTGATCAAATCGCAAATGAAGTTTTCATTGATACTGTTACAGAACTCGATAATGCATTTAGATTGGCAAAATTAGTTGGTTTAAAACCATTAGGTCCAATTGGATCTAAGGCTTTATTTACGGCCAGAATAACAAGTGTACAAAGTATAGATTTAGTAATTCCAACTCCATTTGATTTTACAGTAGTATCAAATGGACAGCAGATAAATTATGAGCTATATGCAGCTGATCCTTTGAATAAACCAATTTACGATGAACCAATTGTTTTAAAAGCTGGTAATTTAATTAATTCTAATATTGTTGGGATAGCAGGAAAAACCACTAATAACATTTACACATCTAGTGGTGAAATAAATCAAGTGTTAGTTTTAAATTACAGAAGTATCATAAATGATTCTGTTAGAGTTTTCATAGATGGACAAGAATGGCAACGAGTTGATTACTTTACTTCAGGAATTGCAAATAAAGAATTTTTAGTTGAATACAATTCAGATTATAGCATAAATGTTATATTTGGAAATGGCAAAGGTGGCTTAGTTCCAACTATTGGAACAAAGATGACAGTAGAATTTAGAATTGGTGGCTCTCCCAATGGAGATATTGTTACAGGGTTTGCAAGTTTTGAAACTTTAGTAAATCCAGAAGGTGTTCCAACAGGCGTTCCTGTTACCTTTACAAATTATACTTCTGGTCAATATGGATACTCAGGCGATACTGTAGAAGATATTAGAGAAAAAATTCCAATTTACTTGAGAACACAAAACAGAACTGTTTCTGGTCAAGATTATAAATCATATGGAAATTTATTTGTAACCAATTTTAATGGAGTAATGGGTAAATGCAATCCAGTTTTAAGAAACTATGGTTGTTCTGCTAACATTATTGACTTTTACA